GGTGAATTCGATGCAAGTATGGAATTTACACCCCATGTACCTCCTTGTGTTGTTAATGTACTTGTAAAACTTTCGTAAATTAAATATTGATTACATTGTGATTTTACCCCCAAAGAAATTAGAAGTGTTAGAATAAAAAACAGTTTTTTCATTAAAGTATTTTTTTAAAAATAAGATTTCCCCTATAAATAAATATAGGGGAACTACTTATTGGTCAACCATTTTAATGTGTAAATGAATATTTGTGGGGAAATCTTTTATATTTACACTCCTATAATGATTATCTTGAATACTGTTGTTATTGAAAACACGGTCATAAAGACTAAAGAGAACAATTTTAGATTATCTAAAAACTTTTTCATATTAATTTTTGTATATTTTTTTGATTATTAAATTATTGCTAACAACAAAGTAGAATCCAGGTAATGCGTTTTCTATGTTTGTTATTTTACCATTTATATCAATTACTGTCACATCTGATAAGTCATCACCTAAAGTTACTTTATCTTTGTTATCCCACCCGAAGTGATTTCCATTTCCACCTTGATTACCGTTGTTTCCTCCACCTTGTCCAGGGTTAGAACCATCTACACCGTCAGCGTCGTTACCATGACCGTTATTTCCGTCTTCTACTTCTTGAATCATATTCCATACTGTTTGAACTGCCAATCCTGAGTTTAATCTTCCTGAACCTATTTTACCAATATAGTTTGGATTTAAAATATCTATGTTAGTTGCCGTTAATCTTAAAATTGAATCTATTTCTTGATTTGTTAAATCAGGTTTAACAGATAACATAAGAGCCACAGTTCCTGTAACGTAAGGTGCTGCGAATGATGTTCCTGAAGAATTCAAATACCATCCTGGTGCTGCTGTTAAAGGTACGTTGTGACCAGGTGCACAAATATCTACACTTGAATTTGTTTGGTGTCTTGTGTTTGGATTACCGATTGTTTTTTCAATATTATCTTGTGAACCAACACTTGTTACTGCGAATACGTGATTGTAAGATGCTGGGTATACTAATGCGTTAGGACTTCCACATGTTGTTCCGTTTCCTGCCGATGCAACGATAAATGTTCCGTTATTATAAACCTCATCTATCGCCATTTGAGCATATGTGTTATAATTACACCCTGATGCCCAAGATAAGTTAATTACTCTAGCACCGTTGTAAGAAGCAATTAACATATCATTATAGTTCATTCTATAAAGGTTAAGTGTTGTGTTATAACCGATTGATGCAAGACCTACTGAATTATTTGTGTTTCCTGCAACTATTGTTGCCACGGCCGTACCGTGAGTTTTTGTTGCCGTGTTTGTGTTGTCATAATAATTGATTTTACCTGTTAATTCTTCGTGATTTGTGTAAAAGTTTTGATCTGATACCGCCACGTTTATTGTTGAGTCCCCTGTTGTATAAACCCAAGCGTTTTCAGCCCCGATTAAATCTAAAGCCCAATTTGTTGTAGAAACTAAACTATAGTCATTTGGTACTTCTAATGTTTCATATGTAGGACCATACTCAACACCTTTTAATCCACTAACTCTACTTAATGATACGTATAAATCGGTTACGTCACAATTAGCACAAGTAAATTCATATACATTTTGTAATTTTTCTTGTTTTGAAGATGCAAATGCTTTATAGTATGTTAAGTCAGTATGTAAGTCCGTAAGTATTGAAATAAATTGTTGATTTTTTTGAAGTTGTTCTACATTTTCTACGGTAGCCCATACTGAACTTTTTTGTCCGAAAGATATTACAGTTACTAAACTGATTAAAAGTGTTGTGATTGTTGTTTTTAAGTTTTTCATTTTCTATTGGTTTTATTTTGTTTACACCAATAGATAGTCCTATATATAAAGAAAAACCCTTTTTTGGTACCCCATAAACAGTCAATTTACGACATGTGTACTAATATAGTATGTGTGAAAATACGTACACTTATACGTAAAAAAAACTAATTTTTTATAAAAACAAAAAAGGTCAGATTTCTCTGACCTTTTCCTTATTCTAAAGATATTGATTATCTCAATTCTTGTAAGTCGAATGTTCTAACTCCATCAACTGTAACTCTACCATAGAAACGGTTGTTAACCATTTTCTTAGCGTATCTCGTCATTATACCTTTGATCGGTGTAAAGTTGAATGGGTTATACATTGTAGGTGTTAATTGTAGAGGTACATACGGAGCATATACATATCCTGTGTCTAACAAAGATGAACCTTTGTGTCCGATAAGGATTTGGTTAGCTGGGAAGTATGGATCTCTATACACTTGGTAACGACCTGCTAATGTACCAACTCTTTCGATACCCATGTTGTACTGATCTTGCTCCGGAGAAGCGTTAGATACGTGGAAGTACTCAAGGTCATCAAAGATTGCAGAAACTTCAGAAGAAACAACGATCCAGTTAGCACCACCTCTTAAAGTAGATTTGTGGATTTGTGCTGACAATTGGTTGATTGCTGTAATCAAAGTTTGATTCCAATCTTTTTGAGTGTATGATGTTGTTTGAGAAATTCTTCTCCATCCGTTGTAATCCCATCTTAGGTTCCAAGCCGCTCCCTTTCTAAGGTCTCTCAAGATTTCTCTATCGATTTCTGCCGCCACTTGCTCAGACAATAATGCTGTTAATTCAGCCTCAGCGTCGATGTTATGGAATGCAGAAACGTCTTGTGCCAATTCAGGTGACCATTGTGCTCTTAGTTTTCTTTCAGTTACAGAAACAGTTACTGATTCTAAATCAAAAGAAACCTCACCAATTTGGTCTTCAAATTCTAAGTTAGCGTATCTTCTCCAAACTGCTGAGAATGGAGTACCACTTAAACCACCTGTTAAAGTAGTTCCTGTGTATCCGTCTAATGATGTAGCATCACAATCAGCACATACAGGACAAGAAAGATCCACTTCTAACAAGATTTTACCATCTTGAGAACAGATATTATCATATGAACCACCATTTCCTGTTGATGCCCATGATGTTGGTGTTTGAGTAGATGTAGGTGTTACAATACCTTTACCATATTGTTGAGTAACAACTCTAAACAATAATGAATTAGGATTACCGTCTGAGTTATAAACAACATTACATGGTGTAGATGCTGATAGAACTGAAGAAGCCTTTGCAACGTTAGAGAAAACTCTTAAATCAGAAAGGAAAGTTTCAGAATCAACTTCACTACCATCAGGACCAATTAATTTTCCTGTACCTGCTTGAGTAAATCCACCAAGTTCCAAGATAACTTTTCTTACGTTAGTTCCACTTGGGTATTGGTTTGTTGCACTAGTTAATGAACCATTACTCCAAACTTTAACGGTTGCAGTTGAAGTAACCGCTGACCATTTTCCTTTTGAGTAATCAAATAATCCTGGAGGGCTTAATTGACCTTCAGCACCTTCATAAAATAAATCATAAAGACTTTTAGAAAACGCGTTTGCGTTAGGTGGGTAACCAGCACCAACACCTGTAGTACCTGTATTAGATGGAGATCCAACAGGTGAATAGTGATATGCGTTACCACCGTAAGCATTAGCCGCAGTTTGATCGGTTGAAGAAGAATAACCTTGGATTCTTGGTACAAAGTAGAACAATTTACCGATAGGTAAGTTCATTGCTTGTACAGAAACTAAATCGTTAGCCAACAATTTAGAGAATACGCGTCTAACGATAGGAAATACTACAGTTTCGAATGAACCTGAACTATCAGTAGATGCTGCTTCGTTTATTAGGTGAGACGCTTGGTTTTCATATAATTGTGCCATGTTCTCTTTAACGTGTCCTTTAAGACCGTCTAGGAATCCTAATTTATCCCATTTGTTAATTGTATCTTCTTTGATAACTTTAAGGTGTTTTAACCCGATATTACCAACAAGACCTGATTCTAATAATGCTCCCATTTTTTAATTTTTAATTAGAGTTTATTTTTTTATTATTTTGTATATAAATATACAGTTTTTTAAAAAAGTTTATTTTTTATTTAATTTTTGCCATTAAATCCTTCATTCTCATGAACTGAGGATTCTCATACGTTTTACTTTCGATTAGATTTGTTGCCGATCCTGTTTTAGGTGTTTTAATAACTTTTTCAGTTATTGACTCCTTAACAACATTTTTAGTCCCTTCTCCATCTAATTCGTTTTTGATTGTTTTGTAAAGATTTTTTGATTCTTTTAAAGTTTCAACGTTGTCAAATCTTCTAAGAATATTAATCTTTTCTTGTTTTGTTGTTGAATGTTCTGTAAATAATCTTGTAGAATAAGCAAGATTAGAATTAAAAACAGCAACTTCATTTAATTTATTTCTAAAGAAGTCTAACGCCTTTTTATATTCTTCATTTTTTTCTCTTAAAACTACCAATTCTTTATTAACCGATTCTACTCTTAGGTGTTTAGGTGCAGTTCTTGGTTTAGGTAAACCTTTTCTACCCCAATATTTACCATTACCTAAAGTTCTTGATGCTTCAGTAGTTTCTATTTCAGCATCTTGTTCATAAGCCATAACATCTTCATACTCTTCTTCTTCCCAAGCTTCAAACTCTTCTTCTTCGTAATCAGTTTCAGTAACACCGTGTTTCATTTTAGAAGGGTATTTAGTAGCACTTTTAGCGTTACCATTTTTTCCATGTCTTTTAGGTGCTTCCTTCATTTTTTCGTTGAATCCTCCTTCCATGTTAGGTTTTTTACCATATTTAAATGTTTCCATAACCGCTTCTAAGTCATCTTCAGACATTTCGTAAAAATTTTCATTTTCACCCATTTCTTCATAACCTTCACTAAATTCATCATCAAAAGACATAAAATCTTCATCATCAAACTGTTCTCCCATTTCACTACCATACAAAGAATCGTTTAGTGCACTTAAAAAATCATCTTTATCTTCATTTTCCATTACATTATCTTGTGTTGGTTCAGATTCACCACCAAATGAAATTAAGTATTCGGTATTGTTGTTACTATCAACTAAATGGATGTCACCATCATCTTGTTTTTTAACAATTATACCGTCTTGATCTCCCATTGCCTTAAATACTCGTAATACTTCTTCTGGAGAAGCCTGAGTCATATCTAATGGTGGTAATTCTTCTTGATTATCTTCTTCGGCTCCCATCGCA